AAGAAGCTTGGAGATAATACTATGCGACTTGTTTATTATCATGTCCTTTACAAAAGAATCTAAACTCCGGATAAAACCCTTCGAAGAGCTTGATCTTATCCCCCTTGATGCCGATCTTCATAACCATGACTATATCGTCTTTGATAATATATTCATAGTCTTGACCACAATCTTGTTCTGCAAAAGGCGGATAGAGATAAGTGTTACCCCAATCACCATTCTTGAGCTTTTCTACGACTGAAGCCGATAAGCATTCAATACCATTGTTCTTGGTTTCTACTAATACTTCCGCCAATTCCTGACCATGCACGGACGGAAAGCCGTCATACTGCCTATAAATACATACCAATGGCATGTCTGCATCGTTATAAATATACGTTAATGACCTTGTTCCCATGATTAAAACCTTTCTCTAATAATTGATTGAGCATTCCAAGTCCTAACAAGCTTAAAAAAACTAGCTTCTCTTTGAGTCCTTGGATCTGCAAAATGAAAGTAATTGCCACTGAAAAAATTGTTTCTTAACATAATGCGATCTTGCTTTTCTTTATCTAAACTAATCTTTTTCATGATGATAATTCCCCTTTGATTAAAAATCCCATTCCTAACACCAGCTCAAAAAGTCCCCCCAGCCATTGACTTTGAAATATATCTATCGATCCAGCTTGAAGACATAGGATTGAGACGGCTAGATGTGCCGTCCCAAGTGTTAAAAAGATAATACTTTGGCGAGTCCAAAAGCTCATAGATCCGCCCCCCTTACTCTGTCCATAATATATTTAAACAAAATATACTTTGCGACATTCAGCTCTTGCCGGAGATGATTCTCTTCAGGCGTCTGATCGTCCGACTCCTGATAGCAAAATCTTTCTTGCAAATTAGAGAGATGACCAGCCAAGGTCATACAAGCATCATAGATCGACCCAGCATCTTCCGACACTAGATCATCGATCAAGCGAGACGGCATGCCGTAGCATTGCTTTTCCCATGCGAGAATCTCTTCTTCTGTTCTGACTTCCATAAAATTTCCCCTTTTCCATTATGGCTCAAAGACAAGCCCCCAAGCCCACTCTTGTGAATGAGCTTGAAGAATGCCCTACTTATCACCCAGCGACCATGCGACCGACTCCAAAGCATACCAAGCCAAGCCATTATAGACACTAGTCCGATCTTCTGACTTCGGATCATAAAGACCGGAAGCGATCTCATCTTCTGACATGCCTTCGAAGCATTTAAAACCCCTTAACATCTCCAAAAGACCCAAGCCGAAGTTTTCTGCATCGTCTTTCAGAGCTTGGATAATTAGATCGAAGTTTTTCTTCGTAAAGTCCAAGGTCTCATGATAATAAATGAAACCGGAGACCCCTGCAGAAGCTCCGCCTTGCATAATGTCCGGTATTGCTTCGAGAAATTCTTCCCTTGTTCCATACTGCTCGATGACTGCCTTTTCTAATGTTTTCATGGTGTCTCCTTAAAGTGATTTAATTAATTTTTGAATGCCTTCAGCTGATCGAATCCAAGCTTCAGGGGCTATTAGAGACCCCTTCCACTCTTCAGAAGAGAGAATCTTCTCTCGATCTTCCACGACCCCAGCTGATAACCTTTCTAAAGCTTCATAAATAAAGCAATAGGTCACCGGATCTCTACGATCCAGCTCGGCTTTAATTGCTTGTGCTAGTGTTTTCTTTTTCATGCTTTCTCCTTAATATAAGTCCGCTTCATCATTCAAAAAACGACCTTCCCAAACTTCGAGAAGGCTTTCCTTGGTTTCTGCTTCCCAATCACTTTCAAAGCCTTCAGAGCTTCCAAAATGATCTTCTTTCCATGCTTCCAAAGCTTTCTTTTTGTCTTTCATGCTCTCTCCTTAAATGATCGAAAACCGATCCCCAAGCTCACTCGATGGAATAAGCTTGGAAGCGATTCTAGTCTTCTTGGTGCTTGTAATATAGATCAATGAAAGCTTGTCCGCTTTCTTCGTCATATTGAACGATTTCCGGATCGCTGGAAGCCCCCAGCAAGTTTTCGAGTAGCTCCACTGCGGTTTCAAGATCTAGATCGTTGGTAGTGAATTTTCTTGGCTCGATCATGTCACCACCCCACTGCGATTTCTTCGCCAAACTCGACCAAGTCGCCCCTTTTTAAAAGCCTTATGGCTTCAGTCAGGGCTTCTTCTTCTGTCTGATATTCCCACTCTTCCGGCTTCGAGTGGATCGAATCTCTGCTTAATACGTAAAATTGACGTTGCGATTGCATAGGTATTCCCTTTCTTTTTTGATTGTTAGATCGTGCCACATACTTTGAAGCACTGCTTTAAAGATTAAATAGTGCATGTTAGATCCTTGTGCTTTTGGTAATAATAAGTAAGGTTAGAGAGTAAGTCGTCCAGCTCTCCCAGCAGATCGGCTTTATTTGATTCTAAAAGACTTAAGGCATCAGCAATCCTTCGCTTTTGCTTTTTCTTTTCTGCGACCAAGTCCCTTAATCTTTCTATTTCTTTTTCTACTTCTTGAAGTTTTGACATGCTTTCTCCTTGGGTTAGTTTAAACCCCCAAGCCCACTCTTGCGAATAGGCTTGAAGATTCCACTTAATCGAATTGTCCTAGACATCAGGCGTCCGCATCGATCGCCCAGCATTTACAGCTCTGGTCAGCTGGTGAAAGCTTATAGGCTGATGAACCGAGTCCAGCCGTCTTACACTAAATGAGATCTTCTCACGAAATAATAAAGATTTGCAAGTATTTTCATCACTTATTTTCGGTGGCTCGATCCGGTCACTTTTGCGGCACTCGACCAGCAAGACCAGCACCAGCCCTGAAAACTTTCTCGCCCCCTTGTATTTATATGGCTAAAAGCGAAGCGGTCAGCCCAGCATCGAATCATCTAATAATACCTATAGTGAGATATCACATAGGGAGAGATCGTGTCTCTAAATCGATTTATGGAAGCCAAGGTGCTTCTTTTTTAAGCAGATATAGAGTAAAATGATCCTTTCATTATTGTTCCGACTTTATACCCATGAAGATAAACAGATCACAGATCCGAGAAGCACTCGACCAGCTACCCATCGAGGAGATCTTACTCGGTAACAAAGCAGAGTCCAACACCTTGACTCACAAACAGAAAGCCTTTGCCGAAGAGATAGCCAAGGGAGCGACCAAAGCCGGAGCATATAAGAAAGCTTATGCATCGAAGGGGACAAGCCACACAAGAAGCCGTGAAGGATCGAAGCTCCTACAGAACCCCCAAGTCTCCACCCATGCAGAGCAGATAAGACTTGCTATAGAGGCACAGAAATACCTTTTCCCTGCTCATTTAAGGGCATTAGCTATCCAACAATTAACCGAGAAGGCTCTAGATCCTACGATCCCCCCAGCCATTCAGGTCAGATGCCTAGAGCTTATAGGTAAAATGTCAGACGTTGCACTCTTCCAAGAGAGGAAGGAGATCCAGCAGACCGCCACCACTAGCGAAGCCAAGTCCAAGCTCATATCTACTTTGGCAGAAGCAATCAGATCCAGCAGATCTTTATCTATAGACCGAAAGAAAGACGCAGAAGACTTACTGAAGGAGATCACCGGAGACGATCCGATCACGATCGACCAGCTCCCAACGATCGAAGATCAGGAGACAGAAGATCCGGAGACAGATCCAACCGGAGTCCAAGTCCAAACAGATCCGGAGATCGAAGAAAGGGAGATCTTGACGACCCCACCCACTCCGACCCCCCAAAATTTGACGGCTTCGGCAGCCAGCCCTTGTCATAGTATTCCAGACAAACAATTATCTAATTTTACAGATAGTACCCCTACTGAAATTGTGGTTACAGAGGGGGAGGGGGTATCTAATTTTTGGGAGTCTTTTGAGAAAGCGCCTATAGAAAACACCCCCCCTTCTAATTTAGGGTCCCCTATAGACCCATGGGATATTTCTAAATGATTTATGAACGTATAGACATTGACTATATCTATGACCATCTCCTATGGGCTTATGTCTTCCTTATCTATATGATTACTTCTATTATGGCCATATACAGAATATGGACTGAACTTTGTCACAAGGGGGCAAAATGAGAAACAGTGAACTATTTGGATTGCTTTTGATGTTGATTGTCTTAATTGCCCTTATGTACGACTTACATGTCCTGGGTCAAGCTATATGAAAAAATATAAATATGAACTTGATGACGGCCAACTTACAGATGAGCAATATGCAAAGATAAAACAATTGGCTGAATACGAGCTGGATAAGTCTACAGGCGAGGTGGTTAAGAAGTATGTAGACATTTTACATAACGATGGATTTAAAAAGAACAAATGACCCCAGCACAAAAACAAATATTCATTATTGTAGATGAGTTCTGGAAAAGATACGGCTTTGGACCTACAGTGGATGACGTGGTGCGTCTAACGGGCGCAAAAGGTAGAGGTAATATTGCCCGTAAGATGCATATCCTAATCGAACTTGGGGTTTGCAAAGGGGTCAAGGGGCGGGCAAGATCAATCAGGCCAGCTGGATTAAAGGTACGTGATCTTGAGTGATAAAGTCATAGAGCTAATGAATATGCTATCGTCTGAAGAACAGGCTATGGTATTAGAGCAAGTCCGTGAATATGACAATGCATTGCTTCGTGAAGAAGGTGTAGAAGACTTCATGAAGTTTGTAACCACAATGTGGCCAGGATTTATCCATGGTCGTCACCATGCTGTGATGGCTAAAAAGTTTGAGGACATAGCTAATGGAAAAATTAAACGTCTTATTATTAACATGCCTCCTCGTCATACTAAGTCTGAGTTTGCATCTTATTTACTTCCTGCTTGGTTCTTAGGACGTTTTCCTGGCAAAAAAATTATTCAATGCTCAAATACAGCAGAATTAGCAGTTGGGTTTGGACGAAAGGTCAGAAATCTGGTAGACTCTGAAGTCTATGGTAAAATATTTCCAAATGTTGCCCTTCGTTCTGACTCTAAAGCTGCTGGCCGCTGGTCTACTAATGCTAATGGTGAGTATTTTGCTATCGGTGTTGGTGGTACTGTCACTGGTAAAGGAGCAGATCTTCTCATCATTGATGACCCGCATTCGGAACAAGAAGCGGCATTAGCTGCTGGAGATCAATCCGTATACGATAAGGTCTTTGAGTGGTATACCTCTGGTCCTCGTCAACGTCTTCAACCAGGAGGTTCTATTGTAGTCGTTATGACTCGTTGGGCCAAGCGAGATCTGACTGGTAAAATTGTTCAAGGTATGATGGATCGTGATGGAGATGAATGGGAAATCATTGAACTTCCAGCAATCCTACCTTCTGAAAAACCTTTATGGCCAGAGTTCTGGTCTTATGAAGAACTAGATAAACTACGCATTGAATTGCCGTTAAGTAAATGGCAAGCTCAGTATCAACAAAACCCTACCTCTGAAGAAGGTGCGCTTGTCAAACGTGAGTGGTGGCAAGTATGGGAAAAAGACATACCACCAAGATGTGAATTTATTATTCAAAGCTGGGACACAGCCTTTACCAAATCTGAACGTGCAGATTATTCTGCATGTACAACATGGGGTGTTTTCTATAAAGATGAAAATGAAAACGATCCGCATATTATTTTGCTTGACGCATTAAAAGAACGCATGGAGTTTCCAGAGTTGAAACAAAGAGCTTTGGAATACTACCAAGAATGGCAACCCGATGCATTCATCGTGGAAGCTAAAGCATCAGGTGCGCCTTTAATTTTTGAACTAAGACGGATGGGAATCCCAGTTCAAGAATTTACGCCAACTCGTGGTAACGATAAGATATCACGGGTCAACTCAGTGAGCGATTTATTCGCATCGGGTAAGGTGTGGGCGCCAAGAAAACGTTGGGCAGAAGAAGTCATAGAAGAAATGGCAGCATTTCCTAATTCAGACCATGATGACTTGGTTGACTCAAGCACTCAAGCACTTATTAGATTTAGACGTGGAGGCTTTGTAACCCTGCCTTCAGACGAGCCAGATGAGCCACGTGAGTTCCGCAGAAAGGTGGCTTATTATTAATAAAAAGGTTAAAATATTGTATCTACCATTAAAGGATTATTATGTCAATTGATAAAGCCCTCTACGAAGCTCCTCAAGGTCTATCAGGTATAGACTCCCAGCAACCAGATATGGAAATAGAAATTGTAAATCCAGATGCCGTTCATATGAATATAGACGGTTTGGAAATCAATTTAGGTCCAGAAGAAAAAGATAAAGAAGACTTTGCCGATAACTTATCTGAATACATGGATGAAGGCGAGTTAACAGAACTTGCTGGTGACTTAATAGGCGATTTTGATGCAGACGTTGATTCAAGACGTGATTGGATTCAAACTTATGTAGATGGATTAGATTTACTAGGGCTTAAGATTGACGAAAGATCAGAGCCATGGGATGGCGCTTGTGGCGTTTATCATCCTATTCTAGCTGAAGCTGTAACCAAATTCCAATCAGAAACAATCATGGATACATTCCCAGCATCAGGCCCAGTTAAGGGTGAGATTGTGGGTAAAGAAACTCAAGAGAAAAAAGATGCCATGGGCCGTGTGGTAGCGGACATGAACTTTGAATTGACAGATGCAATGCCAGAGTATAGACCTGAACATGAAAGAATGTTATGGGGCGTAGCTTTATCAGGTAATGGATTTAAAAAGGTTTATGTAGATGCAGCGTTAGATCGTCAAGTATCTATGTATGTACCAGCAGAAGATTTAGTCATGCCTTATGGCGCATCAAGTCTTGAACAATCTGAGCGTGTAACTCATGTCATGCGTAAGACAGAAAATGAATTAAAACGTTTACAATTGGCTGGATTTTATCGTGATGTAGAAATTGGTGAACCACAAAGTAACTTAGATGAAGTTGAAAAGAAAATTGCAGAGAAGTTAGGCTTCCGTGCAACAACTGATGATCGTTATAAAATTTTAGAAATGCATGTTGACTTGGATCTTCCAGGTTTTGAACATACAGATAAAAAAGGTAAGGCTACTGGACTAGCGCTTCCATATGTAGTTACCATTGAAAAGAATACAAGTACGATCCTAGCTATTAGACGTAACTGGGAGCCTGATGATGATACGCATCAAAAGCGTCAACACTTTGTACATTACACATACATACCAGGTTTTGGTATTTATGCATTTGGTCTTATCCATCTAATAGGCGGTTTTGCTAAATCTGGAACATCCATACTTAGACAATTAGTAGACGCTGGATCACTGGCAAACCTACCTGGTGGATTTAAAACTCGTGGCCTTAGAGTTAAGGGTGATGATACACCAATTGCTCCAGGTGAGTTTAGAGACGTAGATGTACCTTCTGGCACGATGAAAGACAATATCATGCCGTTGCCGTACAAAGAACCATCACAAACGCTTATCCAATTACTTAATCAAATTATTGATGAAGGTAGACGTTTTGCTGCAGCTGGAGACTTAAAAGTTTCTGATATGTCAGCTAACAGCCCTGTAGGCACTACATTAGCTATTCTTGAGCGTACATTAAAAGTGATGTCAGCTATTCAAGCTCGTATTCACTTTGCAATGAAGAAAGAGTTTAGACTACTTAAGAAGATTATTTCTGAGTATGCACCACAAGATTACTCATATGAGCCTTCTACAGGTAATCGCAAAGCACGTAAATCTGATTATTCATTAGTTAATATCATTCCAGTATCAGATCCTAATGCAGCTACGATGTCACAAAAGGTAGTTCAATACCAAGCTGTATTACAGTTATCACAAACAGCACCACAGCTTTATAACTTACCTTACTTACATAGACAAATGCTAGAAGCTTTAGGTATTAAAAATGCAGATAAGTTAGTAGCTATTCCAGAAGATATGACGCCAGTGAATGCTGTATCTGAAAACGTACAGGCTTTATCAGGTAAACCATTAAAAGCATTTATTTTCCAAGACCATAAGTCACATATTCAGATCCATATGGCTATGATGAATGATCCAAAAGTAAAACAACTTATTGGTCAAAATCCACAAGCTCCAGTCATTGCTGCTGCATTACAAGCACATATTACAGAACATGTAGGCATGGAATACCAACGTCAATTAGAACAAATGGCTGGTATATCTATTCCTTCGCTTGATAATGAAGACAAGAGAATGTCACCAGAAATGGAAATGCAAATTACTCAAATGGCAGTTCCTTTTGCTCAACAACTTCTTAATCAAAATCAAACTGAAATTGCAGCTCAACAAGCACAGCAAGCAGCTCAAGATCCAATTATTCAAATGCAATTACAAGAGCTTCAATTGAAGGCTAAAGAAGTTGATATGAAGATGAAGAAACTACAAATTGATGCAGCTTCTAAGGCAGATCAACTTGAGATTGAAAAACAAAGATTAGCTACACAAGAAAAAATTGCTGGCATGCAAGTAGGTGCTAAGATTCAATCTGAAAAAGCTCATCTAGCTTCTAAAGAAAGATTGGAAGGTATGAAGATTGGCAATGACATTGGTAAGGCTAAAGCTCAAATGTCTTTACAAGAAAGACAAATACAAAACAAACAACAACCTTCAAACAAGGAAACTAAATGAGTGAATTAGATGCAGTAGTAAATGAAATTAATGCTCAAGTAGCAAATCTACAAGAACATTTAGGTACAGGCGCAGCCAAAGACTTCGCTGAATACCAAAATATGTGCGGAAAGATATCAGGTCTTCTATCCGTATATCGTTATATCAAGGACCTAAAACAACACATGGAGAACTCAGATGAGTGAAATACTAATCGGCTCAAACACCGATGATGTAAACCAGGCAACAACACTTCCCCAAACGGATGAAGAAAAAGCAAAGCAACTCCCAGAAGTATCAGGCTATCGTATTTTATGTGCGATACCAGAAGCAGAAAAAGAGTTTGAAAGTGGATTAGTTAAATCCGATCAAACAATGAGAAATGAAGAACTTTTATCTACAGTATTTTTTGTAGTTAAAATGGGTCCAGACTGTTACAAGGATGAAAAAAGATTTCCTTCAGGTCCTTGGTGTAAGGTTGGAGACTTCATATTAGCCCGCCCTAATTCAGGCACTCGCTTGAAAATTCACAATAGGGAATTCCGAATAATCAATGATGATAGTGTCGAAGGTATCGTAGAAGATCCTCGTGGCATTAGTCGCATTTAAGGAGAATATAAATGGCTGATAATGATTTTAAATTTCCAGACGAAATGGAAGAACCAGAAAAAAAGGTAAATGCTGAAGAAAATGAGATTGAAATTGAGGTGATTGATGATCGCCCTGAAGAAGATCAAAGAAATTCAACACCATTACCTAAAGAAATTGTAGAAGAAGTTGAAAATGACGACTTGGAAGAATATTCTAAGGAAGCTAAACAACGTTTACTACAAATGAAGAAGCTTATTAATGATGAACGTAGAGAAAAAGAACAAGCTTTACGTGAACAACAAGAAGCTATCCGTGTAGCACAGACAATATTAGAAGAAAACAAGAAGCTAAAGGATGATTTAACCTCTGGCGAAAAGGTTTTAGTCGATAATGTTAAAGTTTCTGCTGCACGAGACCTTGAAGTAGCTAAAAAAGCTTACAAAGAGGCTTACGATTCAGGTGATTCTGAATTATTGGTAAATGCTCAGGAGCAATTAACTGAAGCAAAGCTTAAAATGAACCAGTATGACAATTATAAGTACCAATATGATGAAGAATCTTTCAAAAATCAAGAAAATGCTGTAAAATCACAGTTACAACAGTCACAACCTGCTCGTTTGGATTCAAAAACCCAAGCATGGCTAGACAAAAATAGCTGGTATGGTACAGATGACGACATGAGTTTCCTTGCAATGGGTATTCATAGAA